GACCTGACCAATACCCTCTTCCAGCGGCTCCAGATGACGGGCATCCAGCCCAACGCCGACTCGGGTAAGTTCACGATCCTTGAATGGCACGGCTACATCCCCGCCGACATCGCCCGCGATGCCTCCACCGCCCTCGGACGCGAGATCACCCCCGGCGAGAAGATCCTGTTTGTCCACGGTACCGATGTCTTGAACGACGAGATCGAGCCCCCGTCTTGGATGGTGGACCGCCCCATCGTGGCCCATCAGTTCGAGGCTCTCCCCGGCGAGTTCTACGGCCTCGGAATAGTCGAGTCCGCGACTGGCCCTCAGAAGGCCCTCGATGCCACGGTTCGCGCCCGCATCGACAACCTCGCCTTCAGCCTGAACTCGACGTTCGGCGTGAATGAGCAGAAGCTCGTCCCCGGCCAGAATCTCGAAGTCTACCCCGGCAAGGTGTGGCGCACGTTGGGTGATGTCCGTGAGGTGATTCAACAGTTCACGATTGGCGATGTCACCGGACCCACCTATCCAGCCAGCCAGCAATACGAGGCGTGGATTCAGTCCGCGCACGGCGTCTCCCCGATCCTAGGTGGACGGCGCTCTTCGGGTGGTGAACAGACTGCCACCGAAGTCTCCACGATGCAGGGCAATGCCGCTGGCTTCGTGGCGAAGGTCGCCAAGAGCTTCGAGAACAAGGTGCTCGAACCCATCCTGCGCCTCTACGCCGCCATCCTGTTTGCCTTCCCGAATGTCGAGGAAGCGTTCACGGTGGTCGGACCCAAGGGTATCCAGTCGCTCCAGATTGAGTCAACCGACATCCCTCCCGATGCCCAATTTATCCCGATGGGTTCCATCAGCCACAACGCACAGGCCGAGGCGCAGAAGCTCCAGAATGCGCTCTCCGTCACCGCGAACCCGCTCGATGCCCCCTTTGTGAATCGTCCCGCACTTCTCAAGCAATACTTTGATGGGTTGGGCCTGTCGAGCCAAGATAACTTGGTCTTCGCGCCACCCGTCCCCCCAATCGTCCAGAGCATGATGCAGGCTCAAATGATGCAGGGTGGCCCCGCCGGTTCGCCCCCGTCCGGCCAGCCCGAATCCGCTCAACCCGGCTCCATGCTCCAAGCCCCGAGCGCACCGGGCGGCACCCCAACGGAGGTTGCGTGATGACTCCCGAGCAGACTGAGCGGATCGCGGTTTTCCTTCGCTCCAGCGTCGGGCAGGATTTCAAGCAGATGCTGGCCGAACGCCGCTCGGGCCTCGTTGCCAGCCTCCTCTCCGCAGACGATCATGTTCGCATGTTCCGGGCTCAGGGGCGTGCCTCTGAACTCCAAGACATCATCGACCTGTTGACCGCCATCGAGCGCGTCCCATCCACCATGTGAAACTCGGAGCGTCCCCGCACACCGGACAAGACGCGCCGCGAATGAATTACCAGGAGATCACAGAATCATGGCCCAGAAGAGCAATCGCGCCCCAGCAATGGACAATCGCGGTGCCCGAGTCGTTCCTATCGGTGGCACTGAAGAGCCCGCCCCTTCGCTCGACATCCCACAGATGTTTGACACGGCTCAGACTGCCACTCCCTCCGCTCAACTGACCGGAATGGAGGCATTGGTCCTCCCCGTGGAGCCGCCCCCTCAGGGACAAGCGACTCCGCAGCCGCCTGTTGAGCAACCAGCGAAGCCTGAACCCGCTCCTGAGCAGCCTCCGACCCAGGCCGCGCAACCTGCCCCGCAACCGGACAAGCAGGCACCGCAGCAGCCGCCGGTCGATCCGCTCATCGAGCGATTCCGCACCATGACCCCTGAGCAGCAAGCCGAAGCGTATGCCAACCTTGAGCGGCTCCGGGGCAAACAAGGTGAAGAGCTTGGTCTTCTCCGCAAACTCGCAGAGCGCGTTGTGCTCGGCCAAGTCCCGGTCCCTGGTGTTCAGGCACCAGGACCTAATGGCCCGCAGTATCCGAGCCAGCCGAAGAAGATCGACCTGAGCAACCGTGAAGAGCTTGTGACCAAGCTCCTGACCGAACCTGACGCCGTTATCCAGGCGGTCACCGAGCACACGATGAACACGCTCCAGCAGCGGGATGCTCAGAGTCGGCTGAATGCCAAGCTCACCGAGGTGAAGACCCGGTATGAGTCGGACCCCGGCTTCGCGCAGTTTATTGATTCCGTGCCCCAATGGATCAAGAACGCAGCCACCACACCTGAAGCCATCGACAACGTGATCCAAGCGTATGCCCCGGCCACTTCGGCCCCCGCTCCGCAGGCTCCTCGCCCCTCTGCCCCGGCTCATCTGGGTGTCAGTTCGGCTCCGAGTGCTGCGGCGAAACCGCAAACACACGGGCGCATCTACACTCACGCGGAACTCGCGGACATGATGCTGCGCCGTCCTCAAGAATATGCAGCCCTTCAGACGGATATTTGGAAAGCCGCCGAAGAGGGTCGCGTCAAGTAAGAAAGGCGAATTGAACCATGGCTAACTACCCCAACATTGATACTACTGCCTATGGCGGTCAGGGTGCAGCTGGCTCTCAGCAGGCTGCTGCCAATACCTTCGTCCCGATTCAGTGGTCCAAGGAAATGCTCATCCAGCGCGAGCCCGAACTCCGCTTGGTGGAGCGCCTTCGCCGCATCAACTTCATCGGGAAGAAGGGTGATACCCTCCGCCTCCCGTTCATCAGTGATCTCGCCGTCCGCACCTTCACCCCCGGCACTGCGGTCATCCCGCAGGTCAACGCCGAAGGCAAGAAGGACATGGTAATCGACAAGCACGAAGAGTGCTCGGTTCAGCATGACGACATCCTCACCATGCAGTCCGACTACAACCTTCGCGCCGAGTTCAACAAGAAGATGGGCTTCGCCCTTGCCAAGGGCATGGAAGATGCCGCTTGGACCGCTCTCCAAGCCGCTCTCTCCAGCACCTACAAGGTCATCGGCGGCGACGGTGAGACTACCTACTCTTCGACCAGCTCCGGCAATGGTGCCGACCTGACCGACGCTGGCCTCCGCCGCGCCATCCGCCGCCTGAAGGACAACAATGTTCCGGGCAACCTGGATGAGTGGTCCCTGATCATCCCTCCGAGCCAGGAAGAAGTTCTGCTCGGGATCGACAAGTTCGTGCTCTATCAGAACATCGGTTCCACTGATCCTCTCCGGCGCGGTCTGATCGGACGCCTCTACGGCATCCCGACCTTCGTGTCCACCAACTGCCCGACCGTCACTGCCGCTGACACCACCACCCAGTATCGCGTGGCCGGTCTGTTCCACCGCGACTGCATGGCCGTTGGCGTTCAGATGAACGTGCGCTCCCAGCCCCAATCGACGGGGGAATATCTCGCCAACCCGATGGTTGCCGACCAGCTCTATGGCGTCAAGGCTCTCCGCACCGACGACAGCGATGTCACCGGGAGTAACTACAGAAAATCCCACGCTATCCTGCTCTACACCAAGTGATCCACTGACCCGGTAGGCTCGGAGCCGCATGGTTCCTGAGTCTACCGGGTCACTTGCACACGAAAGGACAACTCGATGAACCGCATCGCTTTCACTCTGTTCCTGGCTGTCCTCGCCATTGTCACGATGGCGATCCCCGCTCCGGCTCAGACCATGAGCACCATTCAGAAGGGTGCCCCGCTGAATGCCGGTGAAACCCCTATGACGGGCTTTGCCGCTTTTGCCACCCCGACCGTCACTTTCTCTGCCGGTTCGGTGGCGCAGCAGATGCCCCCGGTTCCCGGTGGAACGGTGGCTGCCACTGTCATGACTTCGGGTGCAGCCGTTAATTACGGTGATGCCAACGTGAAGGATGACGCTGTTGCGTCCTTCCCGACCATTGCTGCCGGTGCCGAGCAGGAGTTCAATATCTATCCGAACACTGCCCAGCCCAGCATTTGGTTTGTCCCGACTGCTTCCGCGACTGTGACCACCATTCGCTTTATCGCCCATATCCAGCGGTAACCGACCCGCCTCGCACGATGCCCCGTCGGTGATTCAGGCGGGGCATCGAGGCGGGGATACTCCACGGAGGCACCATGGTAGCCACATACGATTTCAGCCAGACCCGGAATCAGATCATCCTCCGCGCCCTCCGTATCATTGGAGTCGTTGCCGAGGGAAATGATGCCACCTCAGAGCAGTTGGT